TACACGACACGGTAGTCCGACTGGTGCGGCTCAAGGTGTTCCTTAGCCCAGCACAGCCGGTCCCACAGGTGGGTGCCTGTGAAGTCGGGCGTCATGCGAGGCCTCCGAAAACAACAGCCAAATTGTCAACTTGGTCTGACCTAGCGTTGGCACCGGTCTCAGAAGCAAATTGTGCGCTGCTTGCAGACAGGTTTGCGTCAAACTGCAAATGCTTATTTCTGGTAATCCCTGCACCAGAATAGTCTGTCTGGCTCATGCTGTTAGACCAGTTTGCCGTGAAGTTTCCTGTCGAATTGTCCGAAATGCTGCTGACGTTTAGGCTCTCACCGATAGCTGGCGTGCCTGTCTGGTCGTAGTTAAAGTGAGCCTTCGCGCTGCCATTCACCACATAGTCGGTGGTCAGCGAACCGGCGGTGCTGTGGGTCAGGGTGTCTGCTACTATTGTTCCGGCCATTACGCGAGGTCTCCTGTGATGTTGGTGGAGATATACTTGCCATCGGAATAACCGAAGTTGCCGCCAGAGCCATCGTTGTAGATGTGGCCCACCCTGTAGGTTGTCGTCGTCGGAATGTTGCCGTCACGCAGAACCGCAAAGTACGTCCTGGCAGTAAGCGTGTGCGAATAATTCACATCAGCCATCACGGCGGACATTGTGTGCGTGTAATCTCCGGTCCCGTTGTCTGTTACTGAACTGTGAGCATAAGACCCAAAGAAGCTAATGGTGCCAGTGCCGTCCAACTTGGACCACGCTTTGGTGATACCCTTCTGCAACTGGAACGTCGCCGAGCCGCCCTCAGAGGTGACCGTCACATTTCCAGCGGTGGTCTTGCCGGTCAGGTTGTCTGCGATGATGGTACTCATGCGAGGTCTCCGAAACAGGCTGTAGAGTTGATAACTTTATCTTGAGCCGTACCAGACGAATTAGCGTTCTTAAACGTGAAGCCACCCGTAGTTGGGTCAACATTGTCAGCAGGGCCAGCAAATCGTGGTGCGCTATCACTAGAGCCGCCACCACAAGTCAGCACGATGCTGTAGGTCAAAGCTCCGCCGAAGTTGTTGGTGAATGCGTGAACAATATCTCCCGCACCGCCGTCACTTACGCTGGAGATGTTCAGGCTGTTCCCTGCCTGTGCCGCAAAGTCCCTTTGATTAGTCTGGCAAAAAACTTTCGCCGCCGCCTGACTAGTCAGCGTAGCCGCACCGCCAGAGGTGTTCTGGATTGTGTCTGCCTTTAAGGTACTCATGCTATCACCAAGCTCCCATTGACGGTCAGCGTTACGCCGCTGGCTACAGTTAGCGGACCGGCAGCAAGGCCGTTTGTGTTGGTCGCAACAGTCACGCTGGTATCGAGCTGCGCCTCATGGACCCGAATGATGTCAGCCGTGCCACCGCCACTGTCACCCAAGAAAGAGCCACCGCCGCCCGCGCCCCATGACAATGTGCCAGAGCCATCAGTGATGAGCGTCTGGCCGCTGGTTCCGTCACCATCGGGCAACGTAAAAGTCACTGTTGCCGTGACCGCAGACGGTGCCTGGAACTTAATCGCCGCGCTTGCGTCATCATCTGCCAGGCTGAGGACGTTGATGCCATTTGTGCCATCCGCAAACTCCTTCAGATGAGACATGATCTCACGCGCAAAGTTGTTCATGTCACTTGGCAGAGCAGAATTTTCTGCAATGTTCACACCGCCGCAGACAGTGTTGTTTGCGGCGGTGCTGTCATATTCGGTGAGTTTGTCGCGGGCCATTCGTTATGCCTCCAGTGCGGTTACGCGGGCCTTGAGCGCAGTCATTTCGGTTTCAAGGGTCTCAATGCGGTCCATAGCTTCTTGTAAAGCTTTGATGGCCTTCATGTAGAGGACACTGTATTTGACGCTTTTCGTTGTCGTGCCTAAATCCACACCATCAACGATGTCTGGTTTGTCTATTACCAGGCCACTCATGCCAGCGGATTCGAGGTCTTGTGCGACCACGCCCAACATCGTTGGCGCGTTGTCATCTCCGAGATTGGCCACTTGGTCTTTGAAACGATAATTCTTGACCTGTACCGCCTTGATATCATCCCACTGCGAACTGGCCGCAACGATGTCCTGCTTTAGTTTTAAGTCTGAAGTGGAGCCGTATGAGTTGTTGCGGTTTTGAACATCACCGTCGCTTTGCACCAAAAACTGTAGAGCGGCGAATGTCGAGCCAGCTTGCCCAGAAAAACCAGTATATAGTTTTATTGCGTCAATATTTGCGGTTCCACTGCCAGTGTGGAAAACAAGCTGATCGCCAGATTGAATCATGCCCCTACGGTTGGTGGCACCTGCTGCACCGCTGTGGGCGTTAGTCATGATAGACTGAGCATTAGTGCCGGGATACTTCATGTCACCGCTGGCATCTATACGCATACGTTCTGCACCGTTGACATCAAACGCCATAAAGTCGCTGGTGTAGTCGTAGCGGATGCGTGAATTGTATGTGCCGCCTTTGGCAAAGCCGTAGTATCCACTGCCGCTGCCTACATCCACAATTACGCCATACTGCCCAGTGCCATCGCCAAGCGTCATTTTGTTCACGCTGGTGCCGCTGATGGTGTTGCTGGTGCGCTGATGAAGCAGGTTGCCCGACGCGACAATCACATCGCCCGTGCCATCCGGGTCGAGGGTAATGTCGCCGTTTGTGTCGGTGCTGCTGATGGTGTTGCCGTCGATGCGGATGTTATCCACGTTGAGTTGATCGGCGCTAGGCGTCTCAAGAGCGACCGCGCCGGTGCTGACATCCTTAAGGTCGGCCATGACTTCCCGAATGGCGTTGTTGATCCCACTTGCGGCGCAGTTCTCATCGATATCCACCGACTGAATGTCAGTGTTTGATGATGCTGTCGCGCTGTAGTCTCGGATGCTGTTCTTAGGCATTTATCTTTCCCCTGTGAGAAGTCCGCCAAAGACGCCTGCGGCGCCACCATAACCTCCGGCCAACCGGCCAACCCTCGCCTGACGCACCTGGTCAAGATCACGCCTTGCAGCAAGCCGCTCCAGAAACTCTCTTTGAGCAACAGGGTCTGTGCTGAACAGGTCGCGAGAAAGACGGCTGCCAACAAGCTCAGGCATACGCGCGCGCTGATATAGCCGCGTTCCAAGCCCGACAGCAGGAAGCGGGTTCCCGCCCAGAAGCTGTGCGCCAACATTTGCCGCCTGGCCGAGATCAGACACTTCTTCGTCAACGACCTTTGTGCGCGAACCTTGATTAACGCCGACACGACCGCGCGTTTTGACCTGTTGTGCGCGAGAGGTCATGCGCTTCTCAAAAGCATTGAAGCTCTCGTCGTCAGGGAAAGCCGCGCGCAACAGCTTGCGCTTTTCTGGATTGCCAAAAATGCGCTTGCCCGCATCAGCGAGGTCGCTGACTTTATCAACGGAATCGCGCACAGCTTGCGCCACGCCGATCCGAAACGCCTCTTTTTCGCTATCAGACATCTGCGCAACACGGCGCTGAAGTTGGTCAGGCTTCATGCGGAAGAACGCCTGCCCATCTTCGATGGCCTCTTGTAGCCGTGCGTCACCTGCGAATTTGTTGCGGGCGACCATGTAAGAGCTGACCTCTTCGCCAGCGTCGTTTTTGATGCGCGGAGAAGCGTTGTCGAGGATGTCTACAAAATCCCTGCGGACTTGCTTGAGCCTGCCCTCTACACCGCGACCGATTGAGGTTTTGGCCTGGCCACGCTTGCCCAGACCCATAACTTCATCAAGACCCATCTTGATATAGTGCAATTCTTGCAGTGACAGATTGTCCAGCTTTTTGCCGTCAATCAGATCGCCTGCCGACGGCAAATCCACCTCATCAAACTTGGCCAGATTGCGCGCTTGCTCCACTGCTTCGTCGAAAGCTGGCAGCGCAAACAAGCGACGCAGCTCATTCGTGACCTCAACAGTGACAGGTCGGCCATCCACATTGAAGGCCAGATCATAGTCAGTTTTAGCAGAAGCGCGCTGGCGGGCTGAAATCTCATCCAAAGCGTCAGCAGCGCCTTTCCCGCCAGCCAAAACCTCGCCAACGTCGTCCGCAATCCTGTCGCCAAGACTAGCGGCGCGCTCGTCAAGGGTCTGCGTCGCGATCTCGCGTCCTTCGTCAGAAGAAATGGCAGCGGCACGAGCAAGGCCGCGCGTCGGCTCACCAGCGACATCAGGAATGATGGTGTCTGTGATGCCCTTAGCCGCTTCATCATCGAGCGCCTTCTGCACAGATTCCGGCGTCATCCCAGCGCCCTCAAGCTTCTGAAGTGCTTTGCGCTCAGCCGCTGTAGCTACAGCGTCGTCAGCTTTGAGGCCGAGAGCATATGCAGCACGGTCAACGCCTTTGCCAATCGCGCTGGTGGCAGCGGGCGCAGCCGTGCCAAGAACACCGCCTGTAGCCAAACCGACGAGGCCTCCGACAGTGCGACCAGCCGCATCCTCGCCAGACCCGACACCTGCGATTGCACCCTCTACAGCGCCTGTCGCACCAGCCAGACCTGTCGTTCCAGCCTTTTGCAAAATTTTGCGGCCTACCGCAGTGCCAGCAGCTCGCGCACCGCCGACGCCACCAGTCAGAAGCCCGCCACCAATTTCAGCCGCGAGGGCCGTCATCGGGTTCTCATCGGAGAAGGCCTTCAGGTTGCGGCGCACATCTTCGACAGTCTTGTCATAGTCACCGAGCAGGCCAAAGCCTGTCCGCAGACCAGCCTCGAACTCGTCACCAAAGCCCAGCATCACGCCTTGACGCGCGGTGCGATATAGGTTCGTCAAATAGCTGTCGGTCTTTTTCTTGTTTTTGGACTCAACCGCTGCGCGATCTGCTGCGACGCGGTTGATCAGGCGTTGCTGTTGCTCACGCGTCAGATCGTTGAAGTCATCGTCAAACTCGACCTCGCCAACGCCCTCGATTTCTACTGTCACGCTCATTTGATTTTGAACCCTACGTTTGATCCAGTGTTGGGAGTGCTGTAGTCGGAGAAGTCAAAAGCATCGATGTTCTGCGACTTGCGGCGCCGGTTGATGTTGCGCTTTCTGATTTCCACTGCGCGCTCATTGATCTCGCGCAACCGCTGAAGCTGCGCGCGGATCACTTTGGTGTCATTTTTGTTTTTAATGAGTTCATTGAGCGCGCGCTTGGCGTCACCTTCCGTCTGGACACCTTTATTCAGCCGCAGACTGTCGTTTCGCAGTTTTTCCAAGAAGGTGTCGAACTGAGCAGAGTTGATCGCTTCTTCGCCAGCAATGTTCAAAAAGCGCGCAGTGCTGTCGCCGATGCCTTCAACAAACCCGAAGCCGAGTTTGTCGTTGTCGATCAGGTCGGTGAAGTGGTCGATGTCAGTGAGGATGCCCTGCGAAGTGTCGATCGCGTAGAAATCCTCATCTTCTGCCGACTGTGCTTTCGTGCTGAGTGCCTTTGGCGCTTTGTTCGCTGCGGCAGCCTTTTCCAGCTCGTCAAACAGGCTGGACTTGCGCACCGAAACCGTGCCGTCAGCATTTGTGGTGTAAATCAGGCGACCGTCTGCCGACGCCTCTTCCGACAGTTTTGACGGCAGTTCCACCAGCTTGGGCTGGTCGCCGCTCATGTCAAACAGGTTCCCGCCGACGACCTGATATTGCCCACGCCTTTCAGCGATGTCGTCAAGCCGCTGCTGGCGAATCCTGTTTTCCTCGTCCAAGCGGAGCTGTCTCTCATCTAGGCGGTTCTGCCGGTTGAACTGACGCTCATCCAGCAGGTTTTGCCTTTTCTCTTGACGGCTGCGATAGTCCAGCGTGTCTTGGTAGCGGTTCAGAAGATCAGCGCGCTGCTGTGCTTTCTGGAACGCGTCCATGCCGCCTTGCAGACCGGTGCCAAGCGCCTGGCCAAGCGAAATGGGTCGGCCAACCGAAGGGCCGCCAGCCGCCAGCAGGCCAGTCGCCAGACCGAGAACGCCCTGAGTGCGTGGGTCATTGAAGTCGGAACCGAGAAGGCCGCTGATGTTTCTGCCGCCGCCAATCGCCATGTCGCCCTCCTAAAGCAAGCCGAGAAGGCCGCCACCAAGAGCGCCATACATCGGGTTAAATCCAAGAGATGAGCCAAGCTGCGCACCACCGAGCGCGCCACCGAGCGCAGATGCGGCAGGGTTGCGGAACACCGGCTGGATGCTGTTACTTCCGACGGTGCCGCCGCCGACGAGAGCCATGTAGTCTCGCAGTTTCTGCGCATCGATGTTCTGCTGGAAATTGAACCGGTTGATATTGTCTTGCAGCTCTGCCTGAGCTTGGCCCTCTCTTGCGGCGCCAACAGCAGCAAGCTGTTGCAGGTCCATGTTCTGCACTTGCGGTGCCTGAGCGATCGCGGCTTGTTGAGCTTGGAGCGCAGCGGGGGCCAGAGCAGATGCCAGAGCCTGTTGGTTGGCACCTGAGCCATATCGGCCAGCCTTTGCAAACTGGCTCTGAACCGTGTCGATGACTGGCTTGAACGCGGCCATCGCCAGTGGGTTCGTCCCCATCAGGTTTTGATTGACCACGTTTTGCGTCTGAGCTGTGAGGCTCATCGGATCAAGCGCGCGGTTCCGCGTCATCTGCAAAGCCAGCTCACTGTCAGGCGAAAAGCCGACAACCGTCGAGCCTGGATAGTAACCTGGCATGGCCGAGTTGAACTGCTCTTTCGCTTGCGACAGGCCAAACTCCAGAAATGGCATCGCGTATGCTGGCGGTGTCACCTGTGTGTTGACAGTCTGCGCGCCGCCGCCTCCACCTTTACCCATACTCTTTGACTCCTATAGTTCCGGCCTCTTCAAAGCCGTCTAAAGCGCGGACCCAACCGCGTCTGCCGATGATTTCACAAGCTGTGCAGCCCCACTGCTTTGACCATTCGATCACGCGGGTTTCCAGCTCTCTAAGCGTTTCAAGGTTGCCGCCCGCCAGCCAGAAGCGAAGGGTGCGGCGCTGTGGGTAGTCGATTATCTCAGTAACCAGACCCGCGTCGGGTGCGGGCCAAAACTGCGCGTCGCCGCGCTCTACTGCGTCCCACACATCATCAAGCGTGTGTGAGCCGTGCGCATATTCCAGCGCATCTTCAATCCAGCGTGAGCAGCGTCGCCACTCGTCAGCCGATGATGACATATGCAAATGTCCGATCCGTCTGTGCGTTGTTAGCGTGAGTCACAGTAAAGCTCTGCTTCGCGCGGGTGCTGACATAGATCGTGCCAGCCCCAAGCTCAGCCGCTGCGTTTGCCGTCGTTGGCATGAGCAGGATCACGCTGTCCAAGCCAGCGCGGAAGTCGGTCACAGCGGTCGTCGTTGCGCTGGCAGTGCAGGTGAACGAGCCGGTGCTGTTCAGCTTGCCTTCGAGAATGTTGTTGACGACCTGACTGATCTCACGCGGGTTGGTCGCCTCCGTCGGCAGCCTGCGGAAGTTAGCGTCTGCCAAGAGTCCGCCCCTCAATGTCTACGCCCTGCGCGAAGGTCCAGTTGCCGCTGATGTTCATACGCGCGCGGTGAAAGCGGCCCTGCACCCGATGCTGGCAAAAGCCCTCATCGGTAAGGCTCGAAGCCGTGTCGAAAGTCGTGGTGTCGTCTTGCCGGTCGCGAGAACCGATCTGCATCGTCACGGAGCCGTCTTTGAAGAAAGGGACGGTCCTCGTCACTACAGTGTGCCGGTTTGGCGTCAGAGCATACTCTGATGTCTCAATAGTCGCCGCCAGCACGGTTCCAGTGAAGCCGTGCAGCTTTTGGTCTTTACTCCCACCGAAGAAATACTGCCCGCCCTTATACAAGGCAGAATCCAGCGGCGCTGGCAGGTCATCGATGCTGGCCGCCAGATTGTCCAGGTCGTCCATCGTGTAGGCTGGAGTGAAAAGCGGGGCCAACAGCTCACACTGTTGCTCGATAATGCTCCAGCGATTGATCGCATAGTTATAGACCAGAATTTTATCCGGCGTGTTGTCTGTCGCGCTGTTGGAGACATAGGACCAAGCGACGATTTGCGTCTCAGGGTCAACCGCGCAAGACATCTTCTCGACCTGCGCTTCGTTGAAGTCCTTAAAGAAAAACGTGTCTACTTTTTCAGCACCGATCGGGATCGACTGGTTGCCGGAGAACCTAAAGAAGCCGTCCCGCGCCAGATAGAATACATCTCCCCCCACGTTAGCCACCGAGTTGGGGAAGGGGCAGCCGCGCTGGGTTTCGACGCGGTTGATCTCATAAATAAGCGGAGAGCCGACGTAATACGCGACAGCAATCGCGCGCTCCATGAGGATGACAGCGCGCTCACCGCCGACAAGGCCTGTGATAGCACCCGCGTCAGGAATGATCTGGCTGTCAGCTTGATCCGTTCCAATAGTCCAGCTCGTCTCATCGTTGATTCCAGACCAGCGCACCTTATTTGGAACGCGGCCTGAGCCTTCATCAATATTTGCGGTCCACACTTGGTCGCGGACGACTGCGATATAATCTGCCTTCGGCGGGCTGCCGCCAAGATCGGAGAAAGCAGAGTCCGTCCCAACATTGAAGACCTGAAGCTCTTCACCGACACCTCCAGCCGCGATCACATTCGTTCCGAACTGCGCAAACCGCCAACGCTCGACACCAGCCAAATCATATGCAGGCGTCCCGGCTTTCGACACATCATCAAGGTTGGATGTGCCTTGATTGAACTTGTAGAGCTTGCCGTCGTCACCTGCGAACAAAGACACAGTGTCACTAGAGTCCTTCGCGGCAAACATGCCTCTGATCCGGCTGTCAGCCGCATTGCTGAAGCTGACGAAGCTCGGAAAGCTGCGATAGCCACCCGCCGCTGGCACGACATTAGTCGCTACGGTCACTCCTGGATTGTTGAGGTCCGGTTGATCCGGCAACCATTCTCCGAAACGTATCATTGCCTCAGCCAAGTCCCTTCACTGACGGCCATGTTTGCCCAAACCTCTGAGCCAGCCGTGATGTCTGTCCATGTTTCGCCGTCTTCGGCTTGCACCGTCCAAGCCTCGCCATCTGGCTCCTGCACTGCCCATGTTTCGCCGCCTGCGGTGACATCAGACCAGTCCTCGCCAGGTATTTTGCCAACAGCGGTTCCGGTGACTGCGACCGTGCCGGTGGCAGGGGCCGAGAACACGGCTACAGTGGCTCCAGAAGCCGTCAGGACAGCGTCTGCTGATGCGGTGGCCGATATGACCGCCAAGCAGCTTGCCGACTCTGTAACAGCCGCTGAGGCCGAAGCCTCGACGCCTCGAACACGGCCAAAGTCGTTGGCTGCCGTTACGGCGACAGAAGCCGCAGCCTCCATGCGTGCAATGAAAGCAGCAGTCGCCGCGATTGACACTGCGCCAGTGACTGCCGCATCAACGCCGCGCACCCTCGCGAAGTCGTTGCTGCTCGTCGCGGCAACAGAAGCAGAAGCGTCAACGCCACGCACTCTGTCGAAAGCGTTGGTTGCAGTGACGCTTGCCGACGCCGACGCATCAACAAACTGCACCCGCTGCGCAGTCCCAGTCTCTGTGACAGCGACCGAAGCAGAGGCGTCAACAAACTGCACCCGCTGCGCAGTCGCCGTTTCTGTAACAGCGACTGAAGCACTTGCATCGAACAGGATGCTGAACTGGATTTGTGCCTGCACCGACACCGCGCCAGTGACGGACGCCGATACCGAGAAAAAGTCAAAAGTGAGGCTGTCTACATTGCCAAAACTGTCGAGCGCATCAAAATTGGCAACAAGACCATCCAGCTCTTCTAGCGTCGGCTCCTTTGTGAAGTCAGCGCGTAGAAGGTCGGCGTCGCTATCAAACGAGCCGACAAATGCGTCGATCGAGCCTGTGAGCTGATCGAGGTTCGGCTTGAGGATAGCCATGACTCACTCCTTAAGCAGCAGTGATATCAAGGTCGCCGGTTGCTACTTTCAGAACGTCTCCAGAGGCAATCGTTTTTGCGGTCGTGAAGCTGCCATGAACCAGAAGGTTCCCGCCAGAGCTGGCATCGAACAGCCCCCAATGGGACACCGAACCCCATGCGCCGGTGGCCGCCGCAAATTCAATCGCTGCGTCGTTTGACATAGTGCCACTGGCTGCCGCGCCGAATGAAACAGAGACGCGGGCATAGTTGTTGCCGGTCAGTTCTGTGCCGCTGTTGTCGTCTGCGAAAGAGCCGGTTGAAAGTCCGAGATAGACCGCCGCAGGTGCCGTGAAGGTCGCATTTGCGCCCAGCACATCCAGCACTTTGTTTTCGGCGTAATCAGAAAGCGCGCTCATGCTTTACTCCTAGATATTGGCTTGCCTGGTGTAGATGGATTGGATTTGCAGAGTACCGGTGCCGTAATGCGCCCTCTGCTCATCCTTTCGGATTTCTTCGATGATCCGAGTAAACTTCTGGTCGTAGAGCTGCGCCCGCTGATCGTCCATCAGGTACAGGTACGCCTCCACGAGAGCGCCTGTGAGGTAGGCGTCGGGATGGCGGGTCAGCATAGTATTCGTGGCGTTACTGTCAGACAGAGCCGACAGGCTGCCGATATAAATGATCTCTGCCGTGTAGCCGGAGTCAGGCACCGGACGCAGCTTCATCTCAGTGCCGACAATGCTGTAAGCAGCAGGCTTTCCAGTACCGGCGCTCGGATAGTTATTATCAAGCGAGGTCGGCGACATATATTCCAGAACCGTGTTCGGCGAAGTGTTCAGCTTTACAGAGCGCACCTCTCGCAGATCGGTCGGCAGGCTGATGAACTCGTCGCTGGCCGTCAGTGTCGCGGTCGCCCGCTTCTCCTGCTCCCTCGTTTCAAGCTCACGAGACAGACGCGCCTCTGCTAGTGCAATGAAGTCAGGGATGTTGTCGGTCAGGTCTGTTCTGGCAAGGCTGTTCGCCACCGCAGTTTTCAGCTCTGAATATGTCGTGATCGCCATCAGATACGCCCGCCGCCTGTCCTAAAGTGCCGGTTGTCTGGGTCATTCAGCCAGCGCGCCCAATCTTTTGGGTTGTCGGCCGGATGCCCGAATTTTTCTTTGAGCTGGATGTAAAGCAGGTTCGGGATGTCAGCGACCTTCTGGTGATGGCGCTGGGTGTTCCCAATGAGCTTGCCGTATTCCCACTCATTCTGCTGCCGCTTGTTGGCCTCCAGCACTTGCTTGATGTGCTGCTTCTGGATGATCTCTGCCTGACCGTCTCGGTCGAAATTCATCCATGTTTCCTTGCCGGATGACCGGTCAGCGGAAATCAGTTTTTTCATGTGAAACTCCATGAAAAAGGGCGGCCGAAGCCGCCCTCTCTTGAAGATTTGTGAATGGCTTAGGAGCCAGACAGACCGATGACAGCCGCGTGGCTTTTCGGTGCGTCCGGGATCAAAGTCCACTCGCAGACAATCTGTCTCTTCTGCGCGTCGCCTGTCGGAGCAATTTCTTGCTCGACAAAGTTGCGGCCGCTGAGCGCGCCGACGGCCACATGATCGGGGTCGATCAGATAGACCTTGTTGTTGCTCATAAAGCGAGACGGAACGACTTCGAGCTGGCCGAAATCGTTGAACAGGATCGATACCGCGCCGTTGAAGGTGACAGCCTTCTGGGCAGTGGTCTGAGCCTGGTTGGTCACCAGATTGGTGCCGCTCTGAGTCAGATCAGAGATGTTGGCACGGTTCGTTGCCGAAGCGACCAGAAGACGAGGGTTGCCGCCGTCTTCCCAAGCTGCCTGCATTGCCGAGTCGATCTGGTCGAGGGTCAATGCACGGCTGGTGCCGGTCAGGTCTGCGGTGTCAGAGCCGTCGCCAGTTGCGAAGGCCATGTCAGCCGGTGCGTCGCCGTTGGTGATCCAAGTGATCAGCGATGCAGATTTGCGAGGATCGGAAGAAGAACGAGCGACGTTGGTATCGCCGATCATCTTTTCCATATCACGCCGCAGATCGAGGCCTGCAAGAACCGTCTGGTATGCTACCTCAGACTCGATGGCTGCCTTTGAAACGGTCTCGACCGTATTCGAAATGAGGAACCCACGAGTTGAGATCTGATGGTAGTTCCCGAAACGCTGGAGAGCGGTCACGCCGGAGTCGGTCATGTCCGCGCCTTCGTTCCGATGGTTAGAAGTGCTGGCGCTTGCCAGCTCCTGGACGAGGAACTCGGCAAAAATGCCGTTAGTCGTCCGCTTCGAGGCGCCCGAATAGATCGGGGTCTCGTCGCTGTCGATCCTTGCGATCACATCGGCAAGGGTCTCGCGCTCACCAATTTTGGTGGCAGTGGTCAGGGTAGCCATGATTTACCTCATTTGTTTCTGGCTAGAAGAAGATCAACCGCTGAGGCAATGCTGCCTTCAGAGGCGTGACGATCCGCAAGCTTTGCTTTGCGGCGGGCTGCCACTTCGTTCTTCGAGCGAGGAACTCCTGCCTTTGCCATTTTGGGAGCTTTGCGCACCCGCTTCTTCGCTTCTGGCTTCGCAGCGTTGAGCTTCGAAAGTTGCCAGGAGTGATACAAAGCGACGATCGCTCTGTGATCTGCGGCGTTTGCAATCTCGTCGTCGGTATAGCCGAGCGACTTGGCGTAGGTGATAAGCTGATCACGCTCAGACAGCCTGACTTTCTCGTCACGCCATTGCGGCAGCTTCTCAAGCATCAGTTCCGACTGCTGGGCCAAATGCGCCCGCATCATCGCCTCTGATTCCTTCGCTTGCTCCTTTGCAACGCGGGCTTGTTCAGCCTGGACTTTCGCCAGATTGTCTTTGCGCGCGTTCCAATCTTGAACTAGGCGGGTGTATTCCTTCGCATCAAGCTGCTGATAAGCAGCGTCCCAATCCGGCTCCTGCTGGAGGCCGGTCTGAAGCTGCTGCTGTAGCTGCTGAAGGGTTTGCCCATACGCATCCCGCAGTTGCGCCGTTTGCGCCTGAATAGCCTGGAACTCAGACTGCTCGGCTTCTAGCTGCTTGCGCTGCTCGGCCAGTTGCTGCGTCTTTCGCGTGTAATCAGCCTCGCGCTGATAGCCTTTGAGGGCTTCCTCAAGGGTTACATCGACGTCCTCACCGTTCACACGGACGGTGTAGACATCATGCTCCTCATAGTCGTCTTCCTCGTCAGCATCCTCGTCGGTCTGATCTTCCTCATCGGTCTCAACGTCAAAGTCTTCCGACTCATCCGCGTCGTCCTCAAAGGGCATCGCCTGATCTTCCTCAGAAATGATCTCGTCAGGCTGTGCCTCCGGCTCCTCAGACGTATCCTCCGGCGGAGGGGTCTGCAAAAGCAGGCTGGCTGCGTCGTTAATGGAAAGGTTTGTGGTCTCCGCTTCCGGGTCAACCATAAGTCACCTCTAATTTATCTGTGTTTTAGCCGTTCCTCAGCAAGTCGGCCGTCCTCAAGGACTTTCGCAAAGTGTCCCTTGAAGGCTTCCAGTGCTTGCAAAAGCTGGTAGATGTTCTCGCGGGCGGCCTGGTCAGCGATCGCTGACTGCTTCCACGCGGTCACAAATTCTTTCTCAAGCGTTTCAAACGCCTCGATGATCAGCGGGTCGCGCAAAAGGGCTTCAGCCCTCGCCTTGCGCTCCGCTTCTTCCCGCAGCTTTCCCTCGTTCATGACAGACGAGTAAATCCTGTCAGGCTCATGGGTGAGCGGTAATAGTCAGGCCTGTAGCCGTAGCTCTGCGTGAACCGGCGGTTCGCGGCCCCGAAGTCAAACCCACTCGGCACATTCGCTGGTGCATCATCCAGCGCGGTGCGGCGGTAATAGATGTCACCATCACCTGTCTGTGCTTGGCTGGCGCCGCCGCTCACATCGAGGCGGCAAGCCTGTAGGTCATCATCGAAAACATAACCATCCGGGCAGCGGGGCTGATTGGTCAGCGGATTGTCGATCGGCGCCACGACACTCTCATCGCCGCTGTCAGCCATGCTGTCCTGAGCGTTGGGGTTGTTCATCCCGGTATAGGTCGATATCGGCGTCGTGCCTAAAAATGGCAGGTCAACAAAATTGGTGTTCGTCACACCCCTGATCCGAGAGCCTTCGGGGAAGGTCAGATCATAGTTAGGCACACCGTCTGCGCCGATACCGCCCGCGATCTGTCGGCCCATGAAGCCGCGATTGTCGAGGTTGCGAAGCTCGGCGCGGAAAGCGTTCATCGCCGCATCGCCCTGACCAGCAAGGCCTTCATAAAAGTCACGCTGCGCGTTGGTCTGGTAGCGCGGCGGTGGTGATACCGGAACCATCGGGCTGTCAATGCGCTCCAGCCCTGCGCCAAGATCGCCGAAATAAGACGCGTTGTTCCCGCTGGCCGGGCGGTAGTTGCCCCCAAGATCGGCGAAATATGACGCGTTGCTCGGACGGCTGATGATCTCGCCAGTGGTCGTGTCAAACGTGACGCCAGATTGGTCAGTTATCGTCGGCGGTGGCAGGTTCGGGCCAGAGACACTCACGTTGTTCACATTAGCGCGAGGCACGCTCAGATCAGCGAAATAGGAAGCACTCGGAATCGGAGCGGGGCTGATGCCAGGCAGCGGTCCCGGCATATAGCGCCCGGTGACTTCGTCATAGTAGACTTCACCAGCCGCGTCGGACATCGCGCGGACTTCATCAGCAGTCTGCGGCGGCATATAAGCAAAGCCCAAACCGACGTCAGGCAATGCGCTCACAGTGGGCTGCGTGTCAGGTAGCGCGCCAGCCTTGTAGGTGCCGGTCTTCTCGTCGTAGTAAACCTCACCAGCCTGAGCATTGAGCGCCTGGACATCCGCAGTCGTCTGCCCACCAGACAAAGCGCGCCTTTGAGCCTCACGAGCCTTCATTTGCTCCAGCTTGCCGAGCATATTGTCGATCGTCTGGATTGCGGCTTGGCCCGGATTGCCGCCAGGCATGTAGCCAAAACCCATGTCGGTGCTGGGATCGTATCCGGGCATGAAGCCAAGACCCATGTCTGCGGCTGGGTTGTACCCAGATGCAGCAGCGTTTGCCCGCGCATTGCCAGCGAACATGGCGTTCATCGCGGCTTCGTCTGCTGCGGTCACGCGGGCAGCATTTGGCCCCATGCCAAGAGCCTGCGCAATACCAGCACCCGCGCCAAACGTGTTCTGCATTGCAACGGCACGATCCGCTGCATCTTGTGGGCTGACATTGTTCAGCGTTGCCCGCGCCGCTGCGCTTTGTGCCTGCGCGTCACCTCCAGCTTGAGCCGCTGCGTTGGCTGCCGCGACAGCCGCGTTTGTCTGGCTGCGGGTGGCGTTCTGGAGCGCGTTGTAATTGACGCCCTGACCGCCAGAGCCGTCCGTGTACCCGATAGCCGCGTCCCGCGAGGTGCTGCCGGTTTTGGACACACCATCGACGCCGAAAACCTGACCTTCGCCCGGCTTGCGACCGCCGCTGTCATCATTCGAGCCGCTGCCTTCGTCTGTGGTGCCAGAGCCGAAACAGAACAGGCGCGACTCCATGCGCTTGCCCATGTCCCACTTGTCCAGAAAATCACGATCCCACATGACCTGCTCGTCCTTTCGCGCGACGGAACCAATGCCCGCGCACCCCTTTTCCTAAAATGTCTCTGAACTTGCCGCGAACCTGGCGCATCATGTTCGGCGCGTGGCCGTATGGGGCCACAAAGTCAGCAAAGAACAGATTCCCGCCGCAGCGCCACTCATGCGGAGCAACGCCACGCTCACCTTTCATCAAGTCGGTCAAAACTTCGTCGGACACAAAGGCCCATGTCACCACACCGACAGGCTGCCCCTCAGTGCGGAAAATCATCGCCTGCCCAAGTGCGACCGGATGCGAAAATTGCCGATGCACCCGCTCCAGCGTCCAGTCTGTATATACGCCTGCCCTTATCAGCAGGTCGCACACAGCGCCTAAATGGTTCATGCGCGAGGCAGGTTGGTGCTTATTTCAGCGTCGGTCATGGCTTTGGCTGCACGGAGCTGAGCCTCTGCCGCAAGCTCCTGTCGGCGCAGTTCCAGTTCGGCGATCATCTTTTCGCGTTCCAGAGCAATCTCTGCGTCAAGCTTGGCTTTCTTCAGTTCAAAGTCCTGCTGGATTTTGACCAGTTCAGGGTTGGGCTGCTGTTGCTGCGGTTGCTGCTGCTGCATCATTTGAGCCTCAGCAGGGTCTTTGAAGTAGCGCGAGGCGTCTTTCATGCCAGCCAGCTCAACATACTGACGCAGCGTGTTCGCATACTGATCCATGCCGACCAGCGGGTTGTTTGGCCCAAGCGTTTGCAGAATCTGCTCCTGCTTTACGATGATCTCCATCAGGCGGGCCATCTTCTCCTGCTCGTCCATCGTCCCCAGCCCGACATTGACGACAATGTCAAAGCCTTCGAACTCGCGCGGGTCAATCGGCACAAACTTGTTGCGCAGCCGAATGATGCGCTTCTGTTGCTGGTAGGTAGACACCAGCTTCAGCACGATGCGGAACAGGTCTTTCATGCCTGTCTCAGCGATGGTCCGGGCGTAGCTTTCAAGCTTCTGACCGGCGCCCTTTACCGTAGCGGCTACGGCCGCAGCGGTGGTGCTTTGGAGGGCGTTGGCATCCAAGCCCTGCGAGGCTTTGCTCATGCCGGTACGCTGCTCTTTGATCTCGTCCAGGTAGCGCATAAGAGGCTGGATTTCACCGCCGACACCGCCGGTAGAAAGCGGCTGCACGGCGCCCGGTGTCCTAGTCCTGATCACCGATCCCGGCGCCCCCTCTAGGAGGTCATCGATATTCACCTGCCCCTCGACAGCGATAACTCTGGGCATCACCGACAGATAGGTGCTGTCCAAATACTGCCGCATCAGGGTCGATTTGATGACTTGCAGGTCTTTCGTCAGGTCAAAGATCGAGCGGCCGATCAGGCGGTGCGGCATCAGGATCGGCGAGATCACCGCAAATGGGATGTAATCAATGATGTCATTTTCAAGGACATGGTCGCCGGAATCGCCGATTGACAGAACGCGGCGCAGCTCTGCAACGCCATCCTCGTCATAATCGACTTTGACGATGCTCTCATATACCGGCACCTCGCGCTGCGAGGGGTCTGCGAAATTGTAGTCGTTTTGGCCGTCAAGGTCTTCGAAACGCTTGCGGCGCTCAATATCGACCTCAAGCTCCCCGACTCCAGCATGTGCCTCAATCTCGTCCTGGTCGTATCCCATGCTGACCAGCTCGGAAACCGTCATGGTGGTCCGGTGGCAGATAAAGCGGGCGTCCTCCATGCTCTTGGCACGGCGGTTTACCAGAAACTCCTCCGGTGGCACGTTCTCAACGCGGATGCGCCCGGACTTGGTCTTTGTCCGCAGTGTGACGTCGTAGGCAAGAACCTCGTTGATCCCCAGCTCCTCGTCGCCAGCAACAACGACGCTGGTGTCCTGCTCAACGATCTCAACGTCGGGGTTTGTCAGCAGCAGAGCCAGTTCGCTCTCATCCAGCCCCTCATAGGAGGCCTGTTTGATCTCGTCAGCTTCGTCCCAGCTCACCTTGACGACGCCGATCTTAAAAAGGAGCGAGTCTTTGATGAAATTATACAGGACGCGATAATAGTCGTTGTCGTTCTGAAGAACGAAATTCACATAATCTGTCGCCTGCTCTGCCTTCTCGACGTCCTCTTCGGTACGCGGGGCAAAGCGCACAACCTTGTCCGTGCCTGTAAAGATGCGCATCATGGACGGCATGATCTGTTCCACGACGTCCGCGACCTCTGTGGAAATCACAGAAGAACGGCCCTCGACCTCGTTGCCAAAAGGGCGGCCGAGATAGTAGTCCAGTGCGTCGATCCGGTCCTGACTATACTCAGTGTCAAAATGGTTCAGGCTTTCGGTGATCTCGCGGGAGATCACAGAGCCTAAAGTATCGTTGTCCATCATTTCTTTTTGCCTCTAGCGCGCGCTGCTTTCGCAGGGGCATCGCAAATCTGCGCCTCTTTGCACCGTTTCGGGGTGACGCACCCCGCGCAGAGGGAGAACTGCGGGGGCGCGCTCTTTTTGGGCCTTGAGAGCTGACGAACCAAAATCACGAGCAATATTTGCCTTTTTTGACGTTGCCAGCCTTTTTGCTGCCCTTTTTGCCTTTGCCGTACATCACTTCGCCTTTTTCTTTTTCACGGTTTTCGGGGCTTCTTCCTTCACCGGCTCGGCCTTGACGACCTCATTGCCGGTCATGCACCGGCCGCGCCTCTCGCACTTGGCCGGGAAAGGACAAATCTTGCAGTAATCCATGAGTCACCACTTCGTCTTATGGCTCCAGTAACGCGCACTGAAAATATCAGGCTTCGCGTCCTGAGCGTTGTGCCGAGCGTAATAGCTGCGCCGACGCGCCTTTTGTGTCGCCGATTTCGGGTTTTTGCCCGCGCCTGTTACGCCCTGCTGACCAAACCGGATCAGCTTGGTCTTGTCGCCTTTTTTAGCCACGACAACGTGGCTTTTAGTCGGATGGCTCGGTGTGCGCTTCGGCTTGTTGAAAGCACTGACGCCAGCCCGCTTCAATTTGGGGTCGCGCTCTTTAGGCATCGACCTGAACCTCTCTGATTTCGGTGCTTTTACAGAAAGCCTCGAAGTCCGATGCGGACCAGCCATCCTCGATAGCGGCGTGGGCCGCTGCGCGCAGACAGGCGTAAACCGCCGACTCCAGGCTAATATCAGCCGTGACCGCCAGACCGTTGATCTGGGTTGTCAAAAAGGTCGTGATCATCATGATCTCGTCTTCATCCAAGTCAGGGACGAACTTTACGTCCATCTGACCGCCTGGAAACTCGACCACGTTGTCTGTCACACAACCCACCCTGTCTGCGGCTTGATCGCGCCGCTGTTATTCCACCTCGAAATCTGGCCCATCGCTGTCGCACCCTCATGGGCAAACGAAAGGACAAACGCATCAGCAACGTCAGGGCTTCTCTGGCCCCGCCGCTTCATCTCATCCTTGCTCTCAACCTTGAGCCGCCCATTGGACTGATACTTGTACCGGATCGAAGTGATCTCGGAGATCAGCGTCTCGTCGTTCGGAACTCTGCAATCACGCGCCTCAAACCACTCACGAGCCTTCCAGAAAAGCTCGTCACGGAGTCGCACATATTTGTCTTTGAGGCTTGGAGACTCCGAGACAGCCACACTGACCGCCGGAAGACCCAGCTCCGCAAGCCTGTCAGCCAATCCACCGCCCACTCCAATCGAATCAATGAATACGCTTTGAGGCCGCAACGAAAACGGCGTCGCCTCATACTCCATCAGCAAAATGCCAGCCAGCTCCATCAGGTCCTTGCCCTGCCAGGTCTTAGCCTTCTCCAGAACCACCTGACCCTGCCGCTTCACAAGGGCCGATCTGTCGCCGCCAAAACGGCTCACATCCACGCCCCACACAACCGGCGTCGTGGGCGCTGCCTCAATGTCCCGCTTTACCGCATCCTCTACCAGATGCAACGGCACCAGAACGTCGTCCGATTGCGTGGGAAACTCGCCAGAAACCCTCACCCTGTAGGTGTTGGACTCCTCGCCGTACTTCTCGGCCATGTCCTCGACAAACTTCGGGTCAACCGTGTCAGAGTCCGCGCAGGACACCTTCATGCAGTGCCACTGCTCCCGATTGCTATGGAAAGCATCGAAGAAAAAGCCCTCTGCACGAGTAGGGTTGCCAGTCAAGACCGTCTTGGCGCCTTTCGTAGACATCGCGCCTTCACCCACCTGGAAAACCACATCCGGCACACCAGATGCCTCGTCAACCAAGATCAGCATATTCTCAGAGTGGAAGCCCTGAAGCGCCTCCGGGTTCTCCCGCCGACTTGTACGAAACGCACAAAAACTGTCAGAGCTGCCAACCAGACTGATCTTGTCGGCCTTGAAGTCGAGCTGCTTGCGAAAGCCCTCGTTCATCCTGCGCGCCCACTTGTCAACCTCAGTCCACAACACATCGTTCAACTGATGCGCCGTGTTCGCAGTCGCCACGATCTTCGTCGGATACCGCGTCAGCAACCACCACAAGATCAGCCAGCTCAGAAACGCCGTCTTGCCAATGCCATGCCCAGAGCGGATGCAAACACGATCCTCCGCAGCAATCGCCCTCAAAGCCTCTGCCTGCCACTTTTGCGGCTCAGCACCTATCACATGCCGGACAAACAGCTCAGGGTCGTTCCTAAGCGCCAGAAGCGTGTCTTTAAGGTCAGTCAATGCCCGCCCCAATCCCAGCGCGCCTCTGGGAAACTGCGCGCCTGCCTTTCCGGCAATAAACCTTTTTGCTCTTAACTACGCGGGGCCGAAAACGCGGCGTCCGCACAGCTCTCGCCGGAAAATTTTTCATGGCGGGACTCCCCTGCGTCTCCCAGCAACGAAGGGGGGGTCAGCGCCGGATGATGGAAACAAGCAGCAAAGCGATGATGATCGCTTCGCCGATCGTGATCGGAAAAGTGGTTATCATAACAACTCCAGGTGCGGAGGGAGGGGTAGAGCAAAACCTGCCCCGCCCGCGATTTATAGGGGGGGGTATTTCGCATCGAGCAGCAACGATCCGGTGTGACTTCCGGTGTTACCTCGCCCGCTCTACCGCAGTTTGCCTAGAGTTTCGTCAGGGTGTGTACCTAAAGACCTACTGAATCGTCGGCTTCTCGGCAGCTTCGCGCGCGCGTAGTGATAAAGGTTGTGCGTTACTACCCTCCCCACTCTCTGCGCTTATATTGCCTTGCACTGCCTTTAACGCGTCCACATAGCTGCTCTGTGCGCTATGTTCGACCTGCATACGATCGCCAAAGCCTTTTGGCGCCATCCTTGCTGCGCTCCACTTCAGCCCGTCTATAGCGGCCCTCAGCATTGCGCTGTCCTTATATTTCCCCTGCAAGCCTGCCAGGCTGATCTCAGCCACCAGCTCGCCATAATAGTTACCGCGCTCCTCTTTAGCCTTCTCATAGGCCGCAGCGAACTCTGGATCGTTCTCCGTCCAGTTGATGATCGTTTGCGTTGACGGCATTCCCTCTGCCTTACAGGCTTGTGCTGCGCTGCGTCCGCTTCGGATTGCTTCTAGGAAGCGTCCGACGATCTCAGGCGTCTTTTTGCTTGGATAGGCCATTGAAGGTCTCACCACTCTCTTCGTGTATTGCGTCCTGCCCTGTGAAGTCCTGCCACCGCTTTACGATGACATCGACATACTTCTGGTCCAGCTCAATGATCCTGGCATTACGCCCGGTCTTTTCAGCCGCTATAAGCGTGCTGCCTGACCCGCCGAAAAAGTCCAGGACGATGTCGTGTCCCTTGCTGCTGTTGTTTATAGCCTCTTCAACCAACGCGACAGGCTTTTGGGTTGGATGCACATAGTCCTTTTGCACATCTCTGCCAATTTCCCACACTGTCGTTTTGGTTCGGTCACCGCAGAAAAAGTGCTTTCCGCTGCCCTTTTTCCACCCGTAAAGGATAGGCTCATGTTGCGCGCGATAGTCTTGCCAGCCCATGCCTGCCGACTGCTTAACCCAAATTATCGTGCTGCTCTTCTCAAAAGCATCCCCAAAAGCAGATTCAAACGCAATTTTTGGAGCTGTTTTGCTGTCAGGGTGGCAAACATAGATGCAAGCCAATGGCTTCATCACGCTAAAATAGCTTGCGAACACATCTGAGCAGAACTGCTGAAAAGCGGCATCTGACATGGCGTCATTTTTGATCTTGCCGAGCTGGTTTGCGCCGCGCCCTGAGTAATCGACGTTGTATGGCGGATCAGTGAAAACCATGTCTGCAAGCTGGCCTTGCATAAGCTTGTCGACAGCGGTTTGATCCGTGCAGTCACCACAAACGACACGGTGACGACCCAGAATCCAGACATCGCCAAGCTCACTGGTCGGAAACTCTGGCGCCTCTGGAACCAAGTCCTCGTCAGTATTCCCTTCCGCAACCTTATTTGCGTCGGCAAGCAGCGCGTCGATTTCCTGCGCGTCAAAGCCTGTCAAATCAAGGTCGAAGCCCTGATCCAATAGCTCCTCCACCTCGACCGCGAGCATCTCTGCGTCCCAGCCTGCGTTGAGGGCCAGCTTGTTATCGGCGATGACATAAGCACGTTTCTGCGCATCCGTCAGGTGAGCCAGCGTAATCGTTGGCACCTGCTCATGTCCTAGACGCTGGGCGGCCATAAGCCGACCATGACCGGCGATAATCGTGCCAGCCTCGTCGAGCAATATAGGATTGGTCCAGCCAAACTCTTTGATGCTTGCAGCTACCTGAGCAACCTGCTCGTCGCTGTGCGTTCGGCTATTCCTGGCATAAGGCGTGACCTGTGTGACATCGAGCCATTCGACTTGGATATCTTGCACAAAAAAAGCGCCCTTTCCGGCGCACTTGTTCACTCTTGCATAAACAATATCAAAAGCGTCCCCGCTTAGCAAGTATGCTCATATATGCTTGCACTGATTTACCTCTGGGCATAATATGCGCAAATATGCTTTTACAGGAGGTAAGCATGAAAGAAGCTTTGATGTTCTGGCTTAGCCAGGTTGTTGCCACTGCCGCGTTCTTTGGCCTGATGGCTTTGATCTATGTCTGCATGGTGCTGGTCTTCCCTGACCCGCTGCTCTGGAAATGATCTGCCCTGAGTGCGATGGCGACGGCCAGCGTTGGTACGAGGTGAAGCGTTACGGCGGTCCTCCGGGCGCTTACAGTCCCTTTGAGGACGTTTTCATGACCTGTGAGCGGTGCGACGGCACTGGCGAGGTCTGGGATGAGGAGGAAAATGATGACGAATCTTTGCGTGGAATTTGAATCCAGCCGCGCTCACATCTGGTCATCCACTCTGTTTGATGACTGCGAGGTAAGCTTCGATCCGGAGTTTGGCTTCGTCATCGTGGAGAGCAGAGGCTATGAGGTGATCATAGAGCTTGGCAATACGGCTGACTGGAAAACTGGCTGTGTGTCGGGCGGCTTTGATGAAGCCCTTCGCATCATCATCAAGGACAGTCGTGAGCTGGACGAGGAGAAAGCCATCAAGGATTTCTTCGTCCCGAAGCGGGACGATCATGCAGGCGCTTAAACGCGTCCTCTAGGCTATCCAGAGCCATTCGCAGAATCTCGGTCGCAGCCTTCGGGTTGCGGCCGTTTCTTTTGGCCCACTCTGGCGCCGAATAGTCGTAGATCACGACATCCTGCACACAGCCAAACATTTCCGCACCCATCAGCCACTTCAACTTGAAGAAGTCCATAAGCGCGTCTGCGCTACGGTCGCTCTGCACGGCCGTGCCAGACGGAAGGGCATCGAGGCTGCCAGTTACCTTTTGCGACTGGCCTGCGGCTCTGTAGAGAGCCAGTAGCCTTTCCGCTGTGAGGTGTTGGTGAAGCGCGATATGTCCGTGCTTGAGATAGTAATCAATCCAAAGCTGATCGGTGACCCGCGTCCTCTTCTTGCCCGCCTTTGAAGTCTCGATTTCTTCGACGGTATGGTGCTGAAGAAATTCATCCGAAGGTCCTTGTCTGTTTGGGTCGCTCATTGATCCAGCCTTTCTGCAAGACGTAGTGCCAAAGATGCGGGACATATTGCAGCGTCCGGTTCTTCAGCAGCTCATTGCTCATGATCTCCCGCTCAAACTCCTCCTTGCTTTCCGGCAGCCAATCCCTGTGTCCTGGTGGAGGCCTGTGCGCATTAGCCTCTACGACCGGCTCATCCTCCCAGCGGCCCTGCTGCAACCAGGTGGTCGGATGCACAATGAACCGCGCCTCTGTACCGTCCGACCTGACCTTCTTCGCATATCGCTCCATCTCAGCAATCAGCACCTCAGACTTCACGCTCTTCACTGCCGCCTTGAAAGCAGTCATGGCTGCCTTCTTGCCGACCTTGCGTGGGACAGCTTCCCAGAAGCTATCAAAAGCCAATTTGATGGAGTCTTTCTGTTCACTATCGTTAATTATAGTTCGGCTGACATCTGATGTCCTGTAGCACCTGACATCTGATGTCCTATCGGGGGTGACACCGGTGTCGTCACGACAGGATGTCATATGGGGCAAAAAATACCGATTTGTCTTGGTCGGGTGCCTGATCGTTGCGATCAGTTTTGCCTCCTCCAGAAAGGCCAGCTTGCGGCTCACTGTCCTCTCGGTGCAGTCAGCCATGTCAGCCAGAGCGGCGACCGACGGCCAGGCATAGCCGCGATCCTCGTTGTATTTGTCTGCAATCCCGATCAGGACCAGTTTCGCTGTCGGGTCGTCGAGGCGTTGCTGGAACGCCCATGAGATAGCTTTAATCGACAAATAAATCCTCCATATTTCTCAGCGATACTTTCGGCACAAAGTATGCTGGGCCATGCCCGCCATAATCCTTGCGCCACTCCTCCCGCTTCGCATCCTCCGACATGATCCATCCATGAACGCAAAACGTCGGTGACTGACCAGTCACCAATATGAAGACCCGCCCATCGGGGTCGTTGTCTCTGACGATTAAGTCGTGATCGTGGCTGGAACGTGTCCTCACCTCCCAGCCTGTGCTTACAATGTCACCACCGTCTTTGAAGGTGTTGATGCTCCCGCCCCAATACTTGCCAGCAGCTTTTGCGACTGCGATCTCACCGCAAGCGCCCTCGATGTGCGCCTGCCACTCACTGCCAGCCATTTTGCTTTTGTAGCCACGACTCATGGCAGACAGGTTGCGAAGCTGGCCGACATGCGCCGCCTGAGCCACCTCGTAATATTCCAGCGTGACCTCAATCATTTCACAAACCCTTGCTCATCAAGGCCGGAGCGGCGGTGATTGAAATCGTCAAGCTTTTCACATCTGGGGCAGATGCGGTTGCCAGCGTGATAGCTTCTAAAAAAACGTCCACAATGAAGACATTTTCTGGACGCAGTGCGCTCGTCATGGCGCGCATAATTGTTCGGGTTCAGCTCAAGGCGTGGCATCGTGCGCCTCCTGAATCCCGCAGGTCAGTCATGCTTGCCTGCCAACAAATCAAAAAAGTCGCCCAAGTCGAGGACGACCAACTCTCGTTTATTGTCAGCTTTTATGACCAGCGCATCGTTGTCGCCGAGCCACTCATAAATTTGTTTGAAACCGGACGCGCGGCATTTGACCTCT